TCCGCCCCGCACTGTCAGATAGGCATGGATGGAGTGTCTTTGTATCAACTCCTCGAGGTAAGAACCTCTTCTACGATGTCGTCCAGCAAGCAAAGAAGAATCCTGCTGAATGGTTCCACCTGGAACTAAAGGCAAGCACCAGCGGGATTATACCAGCTGAGGAGCTGGCGTCGCTGCGTCGCGACATGGACCCGGAGGAGTATGCGCAGGAGTACGAGTGTAGTTTTGACGCTGCGTTGAAGGGAGCTATCTATGCGACTGAGGTCAACCTCATGTTCCATGACGGTCGCTCGGTGGTTGGCGGACTTTTCGATCCTAACCTCCCCACTCACTGCGCCTTCGATCTTGGATTTACTGATGCAACTGTTTGCATCTGGTTCCAGATAGGCAAGGATGGGACAGTTCGACTAGTCGCGTGCGAGATGACAGCAGGCGTAGATATTTTCTACCATATTGAGAAGATACACCAATTTGAAGGGGAGTTAGGTGAAGTCTGGCTCCCCCACGATGCGCGAGCAAGAAACCTCCAAACAGGACGAAGCATTATCGAGCAATTTCTCCACGAAGGTCTTCATCCTCGCATTGTACCTAATCACAAGGTCCGAGATGGAATTGCTGCTGTCAGGCGACTATTCCCTGTCATGTCTATTGACGAGTCTACCACTGGAGATCTCCTTGAGGCAATGAAAGCATACAGGAGAGAATGGAATGACAACCTACTCATCTTCTCTGATGTCCCGGTACATGATTGGACTAGCGACTATTGTGACTGTCTACGGTATGCTGCCATGGCTTGTGGTGTTATGGGGCTTTCTCCCACCAAAACAGAAGCAGTGGCTAGAAATTCACCCCTGGGTCTCTTGACGGAGTCAGGGTTTAACTTGCAGAACCTCTTTGAAGACAACGAGGCTATGCGTGGTGCAGGAAGAAGGGTAGCATAATGGCACAGACCGAATCATACGCAAGCGCTAATTCAAGCGCAGCCACTATCGTCGATCCCGACGCTCTGACCCCAGTAGAGCTATGGTCTTCGGAGATAACTGCTGCTGAGAAGGAGCTGGAGAAGTTCTACGAGCGCGCCCGGCAAGTAACGCGGCGATTTCTGGATGAGCGTGACACGATGAACGCTACGTCCAAGTGGTTCAACATCTTCTACGCCAATACGAACATCCTTGAGAGCGCTCTGTATGCCCAACTACCGAAGCCCTCTGTTTCGCGCAAATATCTCGATTACAACGATGACGTTGCCCGAGTCGCTGCGCTTATCATCGAGCGTTGCATTACCCAAGATTTGGATGATCCCTGCGACAATTTTGATGCAGTCATGCGGCATTGCGTACAGGATCGACTGGTACCTGGTCTTGCCCAAGCATGGTTGCGCCTCGAGACCGACACCGAGGAGATTTCCGTCCCCCCCACGCCGGGTAGTGACATCGAGCTACCAGGAGCTGAGGCTGAAGGAGAGAGACCCGGCCAAGAGGGAACTTTGGATCCACTGAGTCAGATTACGGACCAGCGGATAATCGTCGACTACATTTTCTGGAACGACTTCTTGTGGTCTCCTTGCCGTGTCTGGGAAGAACGTCGCTGGGTTGCAAGAAAAGCGTACATGACGCGCGAAGAACTCATCGAGCGGTTCGGTGAGGAGAAGGGTCGTTCCTGCCCACTCAATTACAATCCTACGAACGTAGGGCAAGTAACACAGGGATCCACGCCGAAAGAGGACATCCTCAAAAAGGCAGTGGTGTACGAGATTTGGGACCGTACAACCCGTAAGGTATTCTGGTATTCCAAGGGTGCTAGGGAAATCCTTGATGAGAAGGGCGACTTTCTTGGCTTGAAGGGTTTTGAACCTTGCCCCCGTCCGATGCTGGCGAATCTGTCTACGTCGAACACCACGCCTCGTCCTGACTACTACATGATCCAGGACCAGTACACTGAACTGGACACGATCAACAACCGTATCTCCATGCTTATCCAAGCATGCAAGGTAATCGGCGTCTACGACAAGTCAGCCCAGGGTGTTCAGCGGATGCTGACAGAGGGCTATGACAACCAGTTGATCCCTGTCGACAACTGGGCGATGTTCGCTGAAAAGGGTGGGCTCAAGGGCCAGATAGATTGGCTCCCCCTCGAAAGCGTGGTTACCAGTCTGCGGGAACTGAACCAGGCCCGAGAAGCTATCAAGGGCCAAATCTATGAACTTACTGGAATCGCGGATATTGTTCGCGGTGCCTCGAAGGCGTCTGAGACCCTCGGGGCCCAGCAGATCAAGGCCCAGTTCGCTTCTGTTCGCATCAAGAAACTCCAAGATGAGGTTGCGCGGTTTGCAGCTGATCTCATGCGGATCAAGGCTGAGCTCACGGTCAAGCATTTTGACCCCGAAATGCTCATCAAGAAGTCAAACATCATGGCGACAGGCAATGATGAGTACGTCGGACAAGCCATGGAGCTCCTCGCCTCTGAGGAAGGTTTCGAATGGCGCATTGAGGTCAATGCTGACACCCTTGCTCAAGCAGATTATGCAATGGAGAAGCAAGACCGTATCGAGATAACTGCTGCCATCAGCAAGTTCATGGTCTCCATGGTCCCCCTCTTGCAGCAAGCTCCTGGTTCTGCGCCTCTCTTGCTGCAAATGATGAAGTGGACCATCGCTGGATTCAAGGGTGCAAGCGAGATCGAGACGACCATCGACAAGGAGATCGACAAGTTGGCGCGTGGTGCTATGACTCCGCAGCAGAAGCCTGATCCACATGCTGCCAAGATCCAGATGGAGCAGCAGAAGATGCAGGCTGAGCAACAGATGAAGCAGGTTGAGGCTCAGCAGAAGGCCCAAGCTGAGCAGCAGAAGGCTCAGATTGAGCAGCAGAAGGCCCAAGCCGAGGCGCAGTTGGAGCAGCAACGTCAAATGATGGAAATGGCAATGGAGCGGCAACGGCTCCAAATGGAGCAGACAGCTGAGAAGTCACGTCTTGAAATGGAACTCATGTTTGCGCGGCTCATGAACCAAGAAAAGCTACAATCTGCGCAAGAACTAGGTCAAGCAAAGGTGGATGCAGCAAATGCAATGCCTAAAAAGCCCAAATCGGCAGTTTGATGCGTCCCAAGTGGCTGCCATCAGGTCCTCCCCCACATCGGCGGGAGTCCTTGCAGACTTACTTGGAGTTTCTCGTAGCTGTATTTGCAAGATTCGCAAAGGTTTTATCTACAAGGAGATAAGAGATGCGTCAAAGTTGGGTGTACCCTGCCGACGGTAGTGATCCAGTCAAGAAAGAGGACTACTATGCGCCTGTGGCACCTGGTGGAATTACCGTCCTTCCAGATCTACCAGATTTCGTCAGCCCAGTAGATGGGAAATACTATTCTGGCAGAGCTGGTATGCGCGAACATTGTGCTCGTAACAATGTTGTGCCTACTGCTGACTTGAAGGGTCTCCCACTTCAGAAGTGGGATACTGACATGCGTTCTAGTTCTGAAAAGAAGCAATCCGCCGAGCATCGCAAGCAAGTGCTCATTCAGCAAGTTAACAAACATTATAGGTAATCCAAATGGGACTTGAAGACCGTAGAGCCACCGTTGCAGCAGCTATGGAAGCTGCTGAAGAAGGACTCGACCATTCAGCGGCTGTTGAACAAGTGGTCGCCGAAGTTCAGGACGATTCGGCCGTCGATAAAACGGCCACCGAGGACGTTAAAGGAGCCCACGTCGCGACGACGGAGGGGGGCCCTGATGCACCTACACCGAAGAATTCGGACGCGCCTGAGGCTCCTAAGTCAGCGGATGTCGTTACGAAGCCCGACGAGGATACGGCACCCATTTATCCTGTCGAAAAAGCACCACAGTCTTGGAAAGCAGTTCAAAAGGCTAAGTGGGCAACACTGGATCCGGACATCCGGCAAGAGGTCATTCGTCGCGAGCGTGAGACCACTACAGTGCTGAACGAGAGTGCGCAGGCTCGACAGTTTACGCAGCAGTTCAATCAGGCAATCCAGCCGTTCCGAGCTAGGTTGGGCAACGCTAACCCGGTGCAAGCAGTACAGAACCTGTTGCAGGCGGACTACTTGCTGGCTACTGCACCAAAGACAGAGAAGGCGCAGTACCTTGCAAAGCTCATCAAGGACTATGGTGTTGACATCCTCGAGTTGGATGCTGCTCTCACCAATTCCTCCCCACCGGACCCAGTTGAGCATCGGGTTGAGCAGCTTCTGCAACAGCGTCTTCAACCATTTCAACAGTTCATCTCAGTGCAGCAGCAACGTGAAGAGTATGCGAAGCAGCAAGAGATGCAGAAGCTTAACCAGGCAGTTGATGCCATGTCGACTAGCTCAGAGTATCCACACTTTGAAGAGGTGCGTGATACAATGGCCGATATTGTCGATCTTATGGCGAAAAAAGGTGTGTCAATCGATCTGAAATCAGCGTATAATAGGGCTGTTGCGATGGATCCGACCCTTAGCCAGGCGGCTGCCACTTCCGCAGCGGCACAAGCGCAAATAGAGTTAGCAGCTAAGGCAAATGCCAAAGCTCAGCGGGCTCTGAAAGCATCTGTGTCCGTTGGAGGTGCCCCTGGTGGCTCAATTGGTGGAAAACTGGACGCAAGTGACAGACGTGCAGCCATATTGGCGGCGTATGAGGCGGTTGGTGGAAGGTAATTCCGCATCCACGACAGTCTACCAGGTTTCTTCATCAACTCTCCTATAGGAGCCCATCATGTCTTTCCCGAATACATCGGTCAGTGACGTCATCGCCACGACTATCCAATCGCGTACCGGCATCATTGCCGATAACGTGACCTCGAACAACGCGCTTCTGATGAAGTTGAAGTTGCGCGGTAACATCAAGACGTTCTCAGGCGGTAACACGATCTTGCAAGAGCTCTCGTTTGCTGAGAACGGCAACGCCGGTTGGTACAGCGGGTATGAAACCCTGCCGATCGCCGCGCAGGACGTCATCAGCGCTGCTGAGTACACGATCAAGCAAGCCGCCTGCCCGGTGACCATCTCCGGTCTCGAGCAGTTGCAGAACGCTGGCAAGGAAGCGATCATCGACCTGCTCGATGCCCGCGTCCAAGTCGCCGAAGACAGCATGGCCAACTTGATCTCCACCGGTCTGTACTCTGACGGCTCTGCCGCCGGTGGCAAGCAGATCGACGGGCTCAAGCAGCAGGTCATCTACACCCCGACCAACATCGTCGGTGGCATCAACCGCGACACCTGGGCTTTCTGGAAGAACCAGATTCTGGACATGTCGACCGACGTGGGTGGGGTTGGTTCGGCTGCGAACATCCAAGAAGGCTTCAACCGCATGTGGGCCAAGCTGGTTCGCGGTGCGGATCGCCCTGACCTGATTATGGTCGACAACGTGTACTGGGGCTATTACATGGCCTCGCTGCAGAACATCCAGCGTTTCACCGGAACGGACACCGCCAAGCTCGGCTTTGTCTCGGTGAAGTTCATGGACGCAGACGTGGTGCTTGACGGCGGCTTGCACACTGGCTCCAACACCGGTGTGCCGGCTAACCATGCGTACTTCCTCAACACGAAGTACATGTTCTATCGTCCGCACGCGAACCGCAACATGGTCCCCCTGTCGCCGGGTCAACGTTACAGCGTCAACCAAGAT